GGATTTTTATGGTGTGATTGTTGATGATATAGATCGTCTTATAAAAAATTCAACAGCACAAAGAAAACCTAGAAAGGTAAAGACAAAATCATCTTCAAGACTTATTAATAAGTTGAAGTATCAAGTAGAATTTAATAAGTTAAAGCTAGTTAGTATTAATCCAGAAAAAATTATTGGAGCAAAAGAATTGTGGGTTTATAATACTAAATCTAATAAGTTAGGTGTGTATTATGCACAGAATAGTATTAGAGGGTTTAGTGTGAAAGGATGTACAATTCAACATTTTGATGAAGAATCGTCAATCCAGAAAACAGCAAGAAAACCAAAGGATGCACTAGGTTCTTTAACAAAAAGGTCTTTGAATAAAAAGCTTAAAGAGATGAAAACTAAAGACCAAGTATTAACTGGAAGGATTAATGCACAAACCATTTTATTAGGAGCATTTTAATGATAAAAAATATTATAATAATTGTTTTGATATATATTTGTGGTTCATTAATCTATGCAAATAGAGCAAATGTAGATGTTATTCTTGATGATCTTGTTTCAAAAAAAGAGGCCGTAAAAAAGGGTGCTGTATATCTCAAAGATAAAATCGAATATAACATGTCAGATGATTTATTGAACTTGGATAGTAAAAGTTCTGAGGAATTTACTTATTCTGAGGGCCTGATGACAGGAAATGTCGAAGAAGAAACATTCACTGAAGAGAAATAGAGGAGAATTTGTAATGAAAATTATATTGATAATACTTTTTACTATGTCGTTTTTTGGGTCAAACGTGTATGCTATAGAGTGTACGTTACCACTTTGTGAGAAAATAAATAGTCGAAGTTCTTTATTTAAAGAGATGGAAGGATGGGCAACTCAAAATAAATATAAAGTTAAGAAAATATCCTTTACTAGACCAGCACCAGTACAAATTAAAAAAAGAGTTAGTTCTAAACTGTTGTGGCCATTATCAAGAGGGAGAATTTCTTCAAAATATGGATATAGAAATTCACCTTTTACTGGACAAAGACAACATCACAGTGGTTTAGATATTGCAGCTCCTAGAGGTAGAATAATTAAATCAGCAGGTAATGGTGTTGTTACTCATAGTGGATGGATGCGAGGTGGATGTGGTATAGGTGTTGTTATTAATCACGGTGACTATGAAACTGTTTATTGTCATACTTCTAAAGTTCTTGTAAGTAAAGGTGATAGAATAAAAAGAGGACAACGGATTGGTCACGTTGGAAGTACAGGACGATCAACTGGGCCTCATTTACATTTTGAAGTAAGGAAAGGTAACAAATCTTATAACCCTTTAAAATTTCTTGGATAAAATGAAAATAAAATATATTAGAGCACATTTAGAAGTTGCTAGAATATATGGGAAGTTATCATCTGCTAAAAGATTGCAAGTCGGATGTATTATTGTAAAGGATGATAGAATTATTTCTATTGGATATAATGGGATGCCTACTGGTGGTTCTAATATATGTGAAGAAAATAATAAATCTAAACCAGAGGTTCTTCATGCAGAAACAAATGCAATAACAAAGTTAGCAAAGTCAACAGAGTCGGGACAAGATTCATATATGTTTTGTACTTTTGCCCCTTGTGTTGATTGTGCTAAGTTAATTTTACAATCAGGTATAAAAGAATTTCATTATGAAAATGATTATAAAAATTCAGATGGTATTAAATTATTAAAGAAGTATTCAAACGTGACAATTTTTAAACATGAGCTTGAAAGGGAATATTATGTCAATGACGCGGGAATTATTGGTTGAAAATTTAAAATCTAATGTGCTAATAGTTAACTTCACTAAGGTAAATGGTGAGGAAAGAAAAATGCTATGTACGTTACATGAAAATGTTTTACCAGAACCAGATATATCAGAGAATCCCAAAAAAGAAAATCTCGATGTTGTATCGGTATGGGATTTGGATAATGATGGGTGGAGAAGCTTTAGATTTGATTCTATAATACATGTTAGAAAGATCGAAGGTGTTCTATGATACTATTAGACTTTTCAAATATAGTTGTTGGGAGTATTATGGTAGCCCATAAAACTTCCAATGAAGAAAGGGTGTCAGAAGATTTTATCAGGCATCTTGTTCTTAATAGTATTAGAAATTATAGAACAAAATATAAAGCAAAGTATGGTGAGATTGTAATCTGTACTGATTGTCATGGTAGCTGGAGAAAGGGTATTTACTCATACTACAAGGCACATAGAAAAATAGTCAGAGAAAAGCAGAAAAAAGAAAAGGGTATGGATTGGTCTGCATTATTTAAGACAATTCATACGATCATTGATGAGATTGATGATTATTTTCCCTATAAAGTTATATCAATTCCACATGCTGAGGGCGATGATGTGATAGCAGTATTAGGTCGAACTTTTCACGAAGATAGTATTATTATATCTAGTGACAAAGATTTTACCCAAATGCACAAATATAGCCATATTAAACAGTATTCACCTATACAAAAAAAAATCATTAAAGGTTCTGACCCTTATAAATACTTAAAGGAACATATAATTAGGGGTGATAAAGGTGATGGAATACCCAATATACTGTCAGCTGATGATTGTATTGTCGAGGGGGTTAGACAAAGACCTATTTCAAAGAAAAATGTTGAGATATGGATGAAATCTAAGCCTGAGGATTTTTGTGTTAATGGTATGTCGGAGAGGTGGAAAAGGAATAAAAATCTTATAGATTTTGATTGTATTCCTCAAGAAATATCAACTGCTATTATTGACCAGTATTCTAAGGAAAAGGATAAGCAAAAACAGGGCCAATTGCTGAATTACTTTATCACTAGAAAATTAAAATATTTAATGGAGAACATGGGAGACTTTATAAGATGACAGTTTATATTTCAGAGTTATTGAAAGGTATTAGTAAAGCGAAATCGAGAAAAGAAAAAAAGGCTCTTCTTGAAAAGTTTAAAGATAATAACATTTTAAGATTTGTATTACAGGGAACATTTGACCCATCAATTCAATGGACAGTTTCTAAAAAACTTCCAATGTGGAAAAAGGATGATGCACCCATAGGTTTAAGTGAGGTATCATTATTTACTGTTTTGCCTAAGTGTTCTATTTTTGTAAAGGGACACCCAAAGTCAGCTAAGTTGAAACCTAAAAGAACAACTGAATTATTAATTCAGATTTTAGAATCAATGCACCCTGATGAATCACTTATCTTTTCACAAATGTTAAAAAAGAAGCTTAAGGTAAAAGGACTAACAGAAAAATTAGTTCTTGAGGTATTTCCAAATCTTTATAGAAAGGTGTAGGATAATGAGTGTTGTAAACTTAGATGCCGTAGTTAATATTCAAGTTAATAAACGGAAGAAAGTAAAAAAAGATGCTAAGGTTATTGAAGCATTTAATCACAAATATATTAAAGTAGATATGGAAGATAATCATACTTTCTGTTTACTATGGGATAAAGTTGAAGAGATGTATACAGGTTCTTTTTTAGAAAGTAAAATATCATGTGTATATGAAGTTAAACGTGATTTTACTGCTCTAGTAAAAAAGCAGGGATACAATTTACCTTTAATAAAAGTAAGAAGGAAAAAAAGTGGTAGACCTGATAGCCTGAGGTAAAAAGATGTACATCAAAAAAGATAATATTGTTATTAAGACGGTGAGAACAAATAAAAATTTGTGTGATCCCATGACTCCATCGAAACATCTAGTAACACGATGGACGAATATTCTTAATGAGGAAATATTTAATAATGCAATACATCCTTTTAAAACTATTGAAATAAAAAGAAAACAAGATTGTCATGCTGAGTATACAGGGAGATGTAAAAATGGATATCTTTTTGGGGAATTATCTATATCACAATCTTTTATGAATAAAACTTATTTCATTTACACCTTGGCACATGAAATGGTTCACCAATGGCAATGGATGGAAATTGGTAAAGTGGATCATGGCCAAACATTTTTAAAATGGAAAACGAAAATGAATAAGTTTGAAATACCATTGGGAGTAAGTATCTAATGCCAGAATATAATTTTCAGTGCGAAAAATGTTTGTTGGAATTTGAAGAATTTAGAACGATAGCAGAAATTGACGTACCATTAACTCAACCTTGTCCAAACTGTAAGGAGAAGGGGAATATTATAAGACTAATAGGTAGTGTTAGACTTGTTGATTCCATACGATTAGAGTCAACTAAAGGAAGATTGAGGCCAAACAGTACATTCACGGAAGTTATGACCAGAATGAAAAAAAATCATCCTGATTCAAAATTTGAGGTAAGGTAAAGAATGAGAAGATCAATGATAATTATCAGCTTGTGTTTATTATTTTTATTAGGTAATAGACCAACTACAGGAAACCAACAGGGAGAACATATTCTGCCATTATCTGAAATTCTTTTGTATTGTAACACACAAAGGTTTATAAAGGATATGGCGGAAAACAGTTATATGTTGGATTTGGCTGCAAGTGGGAACATCAATGACGGAAAACATAGAGCATTGTTATCTATGGAATTATTGATGAACAAAAATAATAATCAATGGGCTATAATATTTAATTACAAGCAAGACAGAGCTTGCATTATTGGAGGCAATCGTATACGATTATATAGCCCAAAAAACTAATCTCTGTTTTTTGCCTAGGGGAAAAAATGTTTAAGTATAAAAAAATATATCTTTTTATATTATTGTTAGTTATTGGGACTTATACGAATGTATTAGCTGACCACACATATAAAACGAGTGTTGTAAAAAAAATACTCCCAATGGTGGTTGAAGTTCATTCAGAAAAAAAGGTGGTTGGATTTAAAGCACCTAGAGAAAATGGTGGATTTCAATTTCGTGATAGGTCACCGCAGAATCCACAAAGACGTGGCGACCCCAGAGAACAACCAAGTCATGTTGGTTCTGGATTTGTTGTTAGTGAAGATGGTTACATCATTACTAATGCTCATGTTATTAATAACATGATAGATGGTGGTACAGCAACGATTATATTTTATGATGATTCATCATACAGTGCAGACTTAATAAATTATGATGAAGCTTCTGATATTGCAATATTAAAGATAAATAATGCTCCACATGAAAAGAAGTTTCCATTCTTAAAGTGGGGTAAAAAACCAGAGATGGGTGAGGATGTTATTGCAATTGGTTCACCAATGAATCAATCATTTTCTGTTTCGTTTGGTGTTGTTTCTTCATTAGATAGATTTGTTCCAAATGCTAGTCCACATGTACCATTTATTCAATCGGACGCAGCTGTAAATCCCGGCAACAGTGGTGGCCCATTGTTTAATGTTCATGGAGAAGTTATTGGGATTAACACTTTAATAATAAGTGGTGAAGCACGTGGACATATAGGACTATCATTTTCAATTGATGGTACATATGCTCAAACAGTTATTAAGAAATTAAAAACTGGTGAGAAAATAAATTGGCCATATCTTGGAATTTTATATCGTCCAATACAAAAAGAAGATATAGAAACTTTTAAACATGGACATGGTGTATTTATTCAAGAAGTAGTTCCAAATAGTCCTTCAGCTGGAATACTGTTAGTAGGTGATATGATTTTATTTATTAATGACAAACCGTTAAAATGGAAAATGTTTGCATCAATAATAAAGATGAAAAATATTGGTGATACAGTTAAATTGCGTGTAATTAGAAATAATATGATTATTCCATTAAAAATGATACTAGGGGGAAGATGAGAAAAAAGTTCGTACACTTGGCCGATTGTGATGACATTGAAATGAGCAAACGTGAAGTGATTGATGGTCGAAGAGTGTATGTAACTCCTAAAGGTAATACCTACCCATCAATCACCTCTATTCTAGGTAGTCAACCAAAGCCTGGAATAGAGGATTGGAAAGAAAAAGTAGGTCAAGATGAAGCAAGAAAAATTATGACAGAGGCTGCAGGTCTTGGAACAAAAGTACATGATCTTTGTGAGCAATATCTATATAACGAAGATTTAATATGTGATGACGATGATGCAGTTAGTGTTTTTAATCGTTTACGTTTCATGCTTGGAAACATTAATAATATTTACTGTTTAGAAGCACCATTATACAGTGATATGTTAAGGGTAGCAGGAACTGTAGATTGTGTTGCAGAGTATAATGGTATATTGTCGGTCATTGATTTTAAAACATCGAGAAAACCAAAGAGGGATGATTGGATACAGGATTATTATATTCAAGCTTTCTTCTATGCTGCAGCATTTTATGAAATGACAGGTGCATTACCAGAACAAATTGTCATATTGATAGCAGTACGAAATTCTTTTGAAGTTCAAGTATTTCGTAAACCTATTTCTGAAATAGATACTTATGTAGATAGATTATTAAAGATTATGAAGACAGACCCATATATATGTCAACAACATTAGGAGAAATGAAATGAGTGATTTTAACATGGACGAGTATGATGATACTTTTGATTTTGGATTTTCATCAGTAAGTGAAGATGAAGTAAAAGAATTTGAAACAAAGGTACAAGAGAAAGTAGCAGAGACAGCTGCAAATGTATCTTCTGGACTTGAAGAGAAAATCAATACGTTATTGAAAGCAAGAGAAGGTGATACTGGTAGAGTTGAAGAGCTTGAAAAGAAACGAAAAGAAGATTTATTAAAAGTAGAAAAGTTGGTAATGCCATTGTTACATAATCTCTGTAAAAATCCAGATGACATATATATCAAATGGCCTAACCGAAAAGAAATAATAGAAAAACAAATAAAAAAAATAGTATCTGTAACGAGGAGTTAACATGTCAGAGGAAACACAAGAGGAATTTATATATCTTACACATACCGCACATAAACATATTAGAGATTGTTTAGTGGATGGATTTCATATAAGAGTATCAGTCAAAGGTGGTGGGTGTAGTGGATTAACATATGTATGTGAAGCTGAAGAGAAAGAAAAAAAAGATGACAATGATATAGTGATACCATACGATAGTTTTGATATACTGATAGATAAAAAATCAATGATATATCTCAAAGGAATGGAGCTTGATTATGATGGTGGACTTGGTGGTACTGGATTTAAATTTACAAATCCATTAGCTACATCTACATGTGGTTGTGGGGAAAGTTTTAGCGTATAACATAATAAAAAGGAGAAACAAAAGTGAAATATATTATTTCACTTGCTATGTGTTTGATGACTATTTTATTATCGATTCAAAATATTTATGGTGCTGATAGCAATACTGTCAGTTCCTCAACTGTTACTGGTACTACTACGGTAGATAGAACACCAAGTACAGCTTCAGCTCCAAATGTAATTATAAATAATCAAGATGTATGTACTACTGGTATAAGTGGTGCAGCACAATCTGCTTGGTTTGGTATCTCTATGGGGAAGACTATTAGAGATGAGAATTGTGAACGATTGAAACTTGCACGTTCACTTTATGGTATGGGTATGAAGGTTGCAAGTGTAACTTTATTATGTCAGGATGTTAGAGTTTTTAAAGCTATGATGATGGCAGGAACTCCATGTCCTATAGATGGTAAGATTGGCGAAGCAGCAAAAGTATTGTGGGATGAAGACCCACGAAGACGCCCAGATTACGAAGAATGGAAACAGATAAGTAAAAATAAAAAGAAAGTAAGAGAAATGGAAACATATAAGAATAATGAGCCAGTTGATTGGGATGAAGGTTTTTACTAAATTTTAATTAGCTGGTGAGGCATAATTGATCCGACAGGATCGCCCTAGTCCATCCAGCAAACTCCATGCACCAATGCACCCTTAGTGGTGCATGGAGTTGCCCATATTTTTAAGGAACAAAATGTTATCATTTTTAGAGTATATTAACGTAAGAAAAGATAATAAAGAATGGAAGTTTATGGCTGATGGTTATTTACCACTATCACCATCTATTCTTAAAGATTTTGAAATAGATGTGAAAGATGTCTATCATGTTACCACTATTGAGGGATTGAAAAAACTTGCACGATTACAAGGAAAGAGAGTAGATATTTCTGGCTTCACTAAAGGTTCAAAGGGTGTTAGTAAAGGACTACTTAATGATGCTGAAATCTTAGTCAAACTAGAGGGTAAGAGTTCTGTTGAATTTGAGAATGATGTGAATACTAGAACCGATAGAAATGGCATTAGA